TCATGTACTAATAGTTTTAATTTTTCACCATCATAACTATTATCACCAGTATTTTTCCAATCAATTGTTGTATCTAATCCTTGTAGTTCACTTACTTCACTCCCCATTTCTATCTTTCTTCTAGTAAATTTAGAAGCTGGAACTCTATATGCTAGCTCTGTTTTAGGTCGATCCATACCATCTTGGATCGGTTTAAAAAAGAATGGATAGTTAACTGAAATTGGTACAACCTTATCAGTAAACATTTTTTTAGCATCTGGTCCAGTTTTAGATAATATTCCATATCTGGAATCACTAGCTAATGTGGCTAAATTTACAACCTCTCCTGAGGCCATAAAAGAGAATCCTGACCTACGGTTTTTAAGGTAACACATTCCATAGCATCTTGTGTCTGCTTTACAAGCTTCCCAGAATATAAAGAATAATCTATTGGCTTCTCTAAAATCTGGTGACCCAACATCAATCTTACTCCACTGCAAGTACATATAGTGAGTGCCAGTAAGATAAGTAGGTTTACCTTGATTATAAAACCAAAAACCTTCTTCACGTCTTTTAAATTCTCCATCAATATACTCAAACCATTTTTCTTTAAAATCTTCTGGATATTCTCTCCAATGAAATACTGTTTTTATTCTGCTTAAAGCTTTAGGATATTCAGTTTTAGTCCAAGTTTTATTCTCAAATTCATGAGGCTTTTCTTCTTTAGGTAAAGCTATTCTAAGATTTTGTATTTCATAAATCTCTCCTATTTTACCAGTCTTACTAATAACTATAATATCATGCTCTTTATTATATCCATATTGCCATTTATTATAACGATTTAATCGTTTAATAATTTTAGGTTTAATATGGTTATCTATAATTTTATATAAAGTTTGCTTATACATTATTTAGACCTCCTTTCTGCAAATCCCCCAAAAGCTTCTTCTTTTTTAACTTCTTCTTTAGGTTTATCTTCTAACATATTCTTTTCTTCTTCAATTCTACTTAGAATTTCAAAAGCATCGAATATAGCTAGCTTTTTAGTAGCTGCAGCATTTTTAAGTCTATCCGCGGAAATATCACTATCAGAATCAACAATAGGCTCCTTAGCAACTTTGATTAACTCTTTTACCGCCACTTGCCCAGCTTGGATTATATTCTTCTTCGTTTCCTTTGTATTCATACTTTATAACAATATCATTTGATTTCATACAATAAATTCGCTTATTATCTATAATAAACTCCCATTCTCGACCTGGCTTATAACCAACTAAGTCCCCTGGGTTGATATTAGATGCTTTTAATTCATCATTACCTATTTTTAATATACCTATACACTTTTTCTCTAAATCTGTTGTTAAAGGATCAGTATCTTTAAGTGGCATTATAAAACATCTATTCATAAATGGCAACCAATTATCATCTTTTTTATATAAATAAATTTGATTTGGTTTACAAAAATATAAATTTTCTTTAAAATATTGAGCACTATTCCTTTCATTTCCCCTTACATCATACCATCTTCTAAATATATTATGATGAATAATTACTTCATCACCTTCTTTTAAATCAAAAGAATATGCCAAAGGTATTGACTTAATAATAGCATGCCTGCTTACTAATTTATGATCTTCAATATTAGCATTTATAATAAGGGTTTTATCCTCTATTTTAACTTCATTATTATACCTACTTTCTTTAGGAGTTATAATAAAATCATATATACTATTCATTAATATTCTAAATCATATTCAACTGAGATAGCCATGTGAGAGTTAAACTTCTTCCATGGCATTACCTCATTGACTTTTTTTATATAGATATTATAAGAACTATCTTCTTCGTCTAAACTAATATGATGAATTATATGACCTCCATAAACCTGTTGGCCTACAGAATAATGCATAGCTTCATTTTTATAGTCTGCACCTATACTTATTTTTCTTATAACAGAGTCCATAACCTACTTCTCTTCAGTCTTGTCCTCTTCTTTTATTTCTTCATAAGAACCGTCTTGTAAATTAATATTTACTTGACCGTATTTTTCCTCAAGTTCTTTTTTAGTAACATCTAGCTCTTTAGCGAAAGTGCTATATGCTCCTAAAATTTCAGATTTTCTTAACTCTAATGAACCTAAATCCATTACAACTTGTTGAATTTTACCTTGTTGTTCTTTAACAGTTGTTAATTCCTGTTCTTCAATTTTGTTTACTTTTTCTGCCATTTGATTTAATTTTAATTGTTATTATTACTCTATTTATTATTACTTATTAATATATACTTTTACTTTTTATATATACTAGTTGCTTTTTCAGTTGTACGTCCACCGAAATAGGCTAAAACAACGGACATCATTATTTTCTCGAAAGTATCATTCCATAATTCATTTATATGAAAAGGTAAACTCTCAATACTATCTAAAATACCTGCTAAGGAAAAGATAACTATACACCATACTAATATTAATGGTCTAACGTTTTTACTTAACCATGAATCAGATATGGAATCTGCTTGCCATCTGGAAGTAATAGATTCTATTTCTTTATTTTGTTGATCGTATATTATTTGTTGCAACTTAATTTTATCTTCCGCACTTACGTCAGATTTAGTTATAGCTGCTAATGCTTCTTTAGGCGATGTTAGCCCTTGTAATACGTTCCCTAAAGTAGGGTTAATAACAGAAGCAGCACCAAATAATAGTTGGCCAACTGTTGTATCTTTAAATTTCTTTTTTGCCATTATAATGTTTCGTAATCATCTGTTTTACTATATGCTTCTTTTTCCCATGGTAAATTAGGATTACCTTCTTTCATTTTACTTCGAGGATAGGTTTTGCCTTTCCAATACACATTTTTATCATCATAGTCTAAATCACCTCTTTTTATTTGCTCTATATGAACTTTTTCATGATCAATAATACTCTGATGATCTTTAGGATGTAGTTCATCTGAAATTAAAATAGTTCCATTATTATTACCTTTACCCAAACACCCTTCTTCTAAATCTCTCTCATATACTGGAGGTTGTTCTTCAAATGGAGGTTTTAATTTAAATGCCATAATTATTTTTCTGGCTTTAACTCAGGATATTTTTCATAAACTTTAGCTTTAATTGCATCTGGATTAGGAGAATTATGCGCTAATCTTAATGCAGCTCTTGCTCTTTCTATATCATTAATAGGGTAAGTTCCATCAGGCCCAGCAAAATCTTTTACATCTGGATATTTACCAGCATTAGATTTACCAGGTTCTTTTCTTATTTCTGTTATATCTTTTTGATTTAAAGGAGAGGATTTTCTACTTAACGGATTGTTTGATTGTTTATAAGCCATGATTGTTTATTTTTGTTCTCTAGTTGCATCTTCAGCCACTATATTATCATTATCTAGATCTTCTTTTTCTTGTTTAGGTGATTCTCTACGAGAAATTCCTTCTTTCTTTTCATCATGTTTTACGTCTCCAGCTAATTTAGAAATATGTTTTTCATCAGCTGTTTGATTTTCGTCTTTATATTTTCCACCATATTTTTGGTCTTTATCGACGTCTTCTTTAAGATAAGTCATATGAGCTTTGTCATCTCTTATCGCTGCTTTCACATTACTTTTTGTAATATGAGTATGCATGTGTTTGTGTATTGGGTGATGTGACATTTTTATTTATTTTAAATTATTATATATATGCTATTATATTTTCAGCATCTGTTTCTGTATTAGGCCGACCTGTTGTAGCAGCAGTCCCAACCATTACTCTTTGAACAACTACAGGTAATACTGTTCCTAAAGGTATTCCTGACATAAATATATCATCACCGTCAATAGTTTTAACATAAATATCAGCTGCACCTGTTCCATTTTCTGCTGATCCTACTTGAATTATTGCTCCTTTAGGATTAGCTTGATTAGGATCATAAATATTGTAATCTTGAGTTGTTGATGGCGCGCCTGTAACTGGAAATATATTAGCTGATAATCTTAAAGTAGTATCATTAACTATTTCTAATATTTGAGCAGCCTCTGGCCCTTCCCAAGCGGTGGTATTCATAGCGGCCATATTATAAACTATCATACCAACAGCAACACCTTGATTATTAACTGTTCCATCGGCATTAAAAGTAGTAATAAAATTAGCAGCAGTATTTACTAATCTATCATCAGTAAGGCTTGAGGTTGTACCACTAGCTCTAACTGTAGGTCCCGGAATATTTATTGTGTCACTAATTGCTACCGGGATGGCGCTAGTATACGAACTTGCATTTATTATCATGATTATTTATTATTTTTATTTATTTAGTCTTTATGAGCTTTTTTAGCTTTTTCTTGTGCTTTAAAAAGATGAGCATAAACTTCATAAAAGTCTCCTTCTGGTTGTTCTTTATCCCATTTTGCTCTTGCAGCATCTATTTTAGTTTGCCATTCATCATGTTTGTTTAATGGTGAACTAGATTTTCTAGATAGTGGATTGTTTATTTGTCTATATGCCATGATTATTTTCCTTTAGCGATTTGTGATATTGGACCTGCTTTATAAGGTACAGAAGCTAGTTTTAACTTCATACCATGTATTCCAGAGCTTGACCCTATTCCGTGAGGTCTTCCTTCTTGGTCTAGTGGACCATCCCATATTTGAGATTCCCCAACTATTCCAACGGAATTGTTTTTAGAAGCATGTGTGTGAGACTTGTCTTCTATCATTTTAAGTGGTGATTTTTTCATAATTGTTATTTGTTTTAAAAAATTTCTTCTTCAGGTGTACCCATTGATCTATCAAAAGATCCTGGTATTGTTGCACCAAACATATTTTCTGCAGCAACACTTGCTCCTGGATTAGTGAGTGGATCAGTCAATGGTGTTTCAGGGGCTGATTGAATTATATTATCTGATACATCTCCCTGAACAGCTGTTTGGAAACTAGGAATATCTTGGGTTCTACTATCTCTTGTTCTATCTGCCCATAAAGTATTAACTTTATTAAATATATCTGATAATTTCCCCTTTTTACCGCCTCTCCTTGAACCCATTACTCCAGCCATTGCGCCAGCAAAACTATTTAGTGGTGATTTTTTCATCTTTGTTTATCTTTATTTACATTATAAATAGCATGTGTCA